GCCCTCAAAGTCGTATGACCAGTAAAATTCAGTGCCAGCTTCGAAGCTAGTCTGCTGAGAGTCAACCGATACACGACGGACGCCAAGCCTTTCGCTAGTGAGAAGGTCAGAAGGGCCGAATCCCTCTATATGATAACTCTTAGTCGCCATAAGTTACCGCCTTGCCCTGATAGGTTACGGCAGCACTTTGATATAGAACACCGTTCGGTTTAGGTATTACGCCATTTTCAAGCTTTCTTCGCTTCTGCTGTTGGCGTAGATAGTATTCCCGATTCTGCTTTGCTGTTGCCATTTTTAACCGCCTTCACTTTGGTTTTTGGCTGATCTTCTGTCTTCACTGTGCTTGCTTTTGCCTTCGCCTCTTCAGCTCGGCGCTTATTGTGAAATGCTAAACCCATGACTAATCCTCTAATTTATCTGTTTTGTACCAGTCTTTGAATGTTTTAGAGCAAAACCTTGCGCTTGCTGTCTTTGGCTTTATACCAAAGAATTTAGCACATTCATTAACTGTTCTAAAAACCTTTTGTGGCGTAACGTATCTAGCCCTACAATGATTTTTAGGCGTCTTCAGAGCCTCTAATACATCCCAGCCGATAGATATTCTTCTAAATACCATATGGTAATCCAGACCATACCTCTCGCAATGCTCTGGTAGTGTAGCAATAATACCATCTACTTCGTACTGCTTGTTATTACTCCTATTCCTTTGCTGTGTCTTCATATCCGCCCATCTAACGTTTCCGGGTTCGTAATTCCCGTCAACATCAATTCTATCAATGGAATGGTTACTTGTTGGTGCTCTACCTACATCCTTGATAAATAAATCATAGCTATTAGACCATCGCTCACAAACCCTTATTCCTCTACCGCCATAACTATCATAGAACTCATAATTAACATTGTTACACCTAGTCTTCATGTGCGACCAAGCTCTATATTCCTTTGTCTTCTTCTCTTTTAACCTTGTACCCTTCGGTGCTGGAACTATCATAAAAATGCCCTTTTTGATGTTATCTCCAAGGGCACTATATCATAGTTTTTAACTACAATGAACCATTACCCATTGGTTACCAAAGAGGCAATACGGACATTGGAACGCTCATACACACGAGACCAGTTAGCAGCTAACGCACATTCAGCGTCAGTCGGGAACTGAGCAGCAACGCTAGCATCAGTCCACTTAACGCCAAGAGGGTGCATCAAGAAGTGGTTACGAGTGATAAGAATGTCAGAACCAGCCAGAGAGTCACGATCAGTCTCAGTCGGAACTTTGGCACCGCCATCGCCAAGAGCAATAGAGCCAGCACCAAACAGGTAAGACGTGTACTTATAGCCGTTAGTACCACCAGCAACACGCGGACAGTGACGCGACACAATCACACGCTTACCCATGTAGAACGGGATTTGAGCGGGCGCATTCTGCTCTGGTAGGAAGTCAATCAACCCAAGCTTACGCATCTTGGCGTATACGACCGGGTGAACTGCAATGCCAGTCACTTCGCCGATAGCATCACCGAACGTTAGCTCGGTATCAATAAACGCATCGCCAGAGAACAGGTTAGCAGCAGTGGCAGACTCACCAGCCTCAATAGCAACATCATTCACCATGTCACCAGAGTTGTTAGCCACGTTATCAGCGAACACACCAGTCAATGACTTAATCAAAGTCTGCTCACGGTCACGAACCCAGTAATTAGATACCAAGTTACCAATGGCCATCAACGGATCGTCACCAGATAAAGCAGCCGCTAGGTCATTAACGCCCCAAGCTTTACCGCGTGCATGTAGACGAGCAACGTCTTTCGAAGTTCCAACACCATTAACGGTCAAAGAAGAGCTATCATTCAGCACTTCAGAAGAGCCGGTAAGGTCTTGATAGAAAGGCATATTAACGGTTGTGCCGCCCTGCGATGCCAGAACACTCAAGCGTGGATCGTTTACCATGATTCCAGATAATGACAGGTTCGCCATATCTGAGGTTGTTTCAGTTACATACTGATTAAAGATGTCTAAGTTATTAGACAGGTCAGCAATTTTAAATTCAGCCATGATTTAGTACCTTTTAGTTAGGCCGTAGCTTGGGCTTTTAGCTGTTCAGCTAGTGCAGGATTATCCCGCGTAATTTGCCCTTGCTTCGTTAAGTTTAATGTTTCTTTCTTCCACGGATTATCACCCGTATTGACGGCCTTACCGTTGGCACCGGGAGCCTGACCCCCGCTTGCGCCTGATCCTGCGCATAGAAACGGATATTCGCTAAGCATTTTAGCCTTAACTGTTTCCGTATCTACTTTAAAACCACCCAATTCAAAATATGGGCCTTCATCAGAATTCTTTACGAATTGACGTAACTCTTTCTTCATCAATTCAACTTGTTTTGCACCAAGCTTGCCAGATAGCTCTTGAGCCAACCCGCCAGCAAACTCGTTTGTATCTCGTTCAATACGGGCGCTTCGCTCTTTCGCTGTTTCTTCTTCAGCAGTGCGCATCTTTTCTTGCATGTCGCGGTATAGCTTTTCGAACTCACCGTTTTTTTCTGCATGAAGACGTTCGGCTTCAGCCTGCGCATTCTTCAGGTCTTCTAACTGCTTTTTATCTTCAGCTAGCTTGCCGAGTAATTCAGCGTTCTTGTTCTTCAACCCTGTGACGTCTTCAACGCCATCAACTTTCAGTGTGTATTTACCATCACTAGCCAGCTCGTAGAAAGCTTTTGTGGCTTCAGCCACACCATCTAACGAATCTAATTTATACTTCAACATTGCTTGTCACCTTATGACATTAACCGGCCTAACCGGATTGACGTTATGTTATAACTGCTGTCGCGGAATGTCTACACTCTCATCCAGTATTGAGCTTGCAATATCTTCCTGAATCTGATCGTTTGTTCGCTCTGCGTCAATGCCAATCTTGCCGTTACGTATCATGTCAATAGCATCAGCTTGTGCGTAGAGCTTGTTAGTGAATCCCTGTACTACTGCCATAAACGCCTGAGGCGATAGGCCGTTTTCCCAGAAGTCAGTATTCAGACTGTACTCAACAGTATTAACATCAGCACCAACAAACCTAGCGGCGTCTTCAAATGCGGCTTCCATGTCTTCCGACAGATCGTTAACGATCCCATCTAATACGGAAGCTTCAGCACTCGCATTCAACCGGACACTTTCCGCCGTTTCAGCTTGACCGCCACGCGTGATTAACTGAGCACCTAGCATGATCATTTCAAGTTCTTTGTCCTGCTTGATAGTCCGAATCAGATTGTTCTCCGAGGCTTGAACTAGATCCAGTGAGCCACCTTTCGTGACAACGCCCTTCCGGCTTCCGAACTTAACGCCTTCGGGGTTAGCTTCTGTAAACTCTTGAGCGCTTGTCTCGCCAGTATTCAAATGGGCCATGGGTTGCCCAACGATATAAGCCGAATCCTCAAGGTCTGCAATATTGCGATAGTGAGCAATGTTTACTTTGGCAATATCCAACAAGGGCGGATTCTCAAGCTCACGAACACCATGCAGCGGGATGTGATCAAACGGAACGCCGCCTGCCATCTTTGGTGAGTATTCGTCAGTGATTGGACGATACTGATTATCATACGTCTGCTGCGTGTAAACGCCATCAGTCAGTCTTAGAACACGGTAAACGGTCTTATAGTCGTGATCAAACTCATCATTGGCTTTATTCTCTGACTCTTGAAGAACTGCAAGCACAAGCATTCGTTTGCCTTTGACACCCTCAAAACGCCAGTTTATTAGGTTCTCTGCGGCATACGTGGCAATTGTTGGACGTAATCCAGCTGCTGCTTCTTGAGCTGCCGTCATACCCTCTTCTGCCGTTGGGTAGTCAACTAACAACAACTGACGACGAGTCTCAAGTAATCCTGATAGCGCCTCTTTTGCCACTTGCTCAGCAGAGTTGCCGCCACCGTCAAAATCTTCCAGTAGGTATTCAATTTCACTAGGAAGCTCAAACGTCGCTTCTTTGCGGAACACCATACCCGACATTGCTTTTTCAGTACGACCAGTTACGCCAAGGAAGTAAGCGCGGGCGTGATAGATTGAATATCGGTCTTTATCAGTTAGCTTAAATTCAGCAGGCAAGAAGTCGGCATTATCTTCTACTAGGCTCTTTGCTGCTGCTCGTGTCATTCGCCACTTGGGAGCGAACAAGTCATATTCTGGATGTGTGCTATTAACTGGCATGATTAGCCCCTTGCAACTTTGCGTATATCATAAACTTAAAACAACTTGAAGGCCACGTCTGGAAGTTCACCGGCTTTCTGTATTAGCGGATTAATAGCGTATCTTATAGCGTCAATGTAGTGATTGAACGCATCAACAATCGTGGGCTGAACCTCTTCTGTCAGCTTATCGACTTTGTACGAGTAGGCGCGAGACTCTTTTATGGTTTCTTTGCAGCGCGGATGAATGACTATCTCTTTGTAAGACCTCAAATGAGTAATGCCGTCCTCAACACTTCCGGGCCACTTCTTCACTCCTTCCATTCTGTGTAGACCATTACGTTTCAGATAGCTAATTGATTCAGGTCTTGCTGAATCAGCGCGGCTTACATGAGTATCAATGCCGGGACACTTCTTAGATAGAAACTCAGCTGTATCATCAAGTTCTAACCCTACTTTTCCACCCTCGTGCTCAACGTATAGATTATTATCGAACACCCAGCACTTAACGCCTGTCGTAGGATCTTGCGCAAAACCGAAGTCAACACCAAAGTATGGGCCATTCCAATCCTTGCCGGGTTCAAACTCTCTAACTTTAACTTTGCCGTGAAGAACCTGAGAATTGGAGTTTTCAAGATAAGCTCCCTCCCAAATCCATGAGTAAGTATTGTCATCCAGAAGTTCTTGATCTTCTAACCGCTGCTGCTCTAACTCATCAGTGAACCAAGGGTTATCAGAATGGTTTATCTCTACAATCTTTGCTGATTTAGACGGCTTAAGACGGTATCTGGTATCGGTTGGGCTTTCCTTACGCTCCGGGTTCCATGTTACCCAGTTCTCTGACCCTTTAGCCCGGATAGTAGGTATGAGCTTCCTGTATGCTATCTCAGAAACGCTATCAGCCTCGTCTGTCCAGTTGATTAGAATCTTTGCTTTAGACTTAACTGAATCTAGGTTGGTACGAAGACCTGCAAACACATATGAGATTAATCGGTTTTTAGTACGAACATACTTCTCACCAACTTCAAAGTAGTTAGCTAGAAATTCATTCGACTTAATCGCTTGCTTTACTTCTTCAAGACTTGATTCATCCAGCGAGTTTAAATGCTCACGAGAACAAAGAATTACCCCCGACTGCTTAGCCTCCGCAAACATATACGACCTTACAGCCGTCATCAGTGCAAAGCTGTGCGTCTTTCCAGACCCCCTTCCGCCGTACGCCCCCCGGTGCCTTGCCTTTCCAATAAAAACAGGGACAAGCACTGCCGGAAGTTGCACATGAAGACACTCTTCTGGCTTTTCTGCTAATTCATGTACCCACTCATCGCCAACTAACGTGAATACATGAATATCTTCAGAGTCTGGGCTTGTTATGCAGACAGGAACCGTTCTATTACCTAATAGCGCTTCAGCCTCAAGCCTTAAAGAATGAATTGTCTTTAGTGCGACATTCAAGCCTTTTCTCTCAACTGCTCAACGATTTCTTGAAGCTGTGCTAACTGCTCTTTGATTTCTGTTACTTCTTCGGTCTTTGCAATGTGAGCAAGTGCAGACAATAAAGAAACTCCAATGTCTGGCGGTATGATTGCCTCAGCTATGCCAAGCTCGATAGCTCTAGCTCTATCCATCAATGTACCATCAGCTGGGTATTCAAAATTAATGACCGGAGCCACTGGTTTAGGTACGGGGTGAAACCTCTTCCATAACTCTTGAAACGCAACATGGTTTACCTTGCGCTCTCTATTGTCATCAGAGTCATCACCAATACCACCAACATCACCAAGCGCCTCTAGCACAAGTCGATCATAAAAACCCTCTTCGGTTACACCTAGCCGCTCAAGAGACTCAAGAATCAAGGTGCGCTTATCCTTGCCTCTGGGCTTCCTAACCTTAGGTTGCTTCTCGCTTGTAAATTGACCTTCTTCTTTTGGCATACCGTCTCTCTTCCGTCTTTTATAAATACAAGACAAATAAAAAGCCCGCTTAGTGCGAGCCTGCTAATTAGTTTTCGCTACTGCTTAGCGCTTCTTCGTTCTTTAACTTCTCTCGAAGTAGTTTATTCTGAAGTATGCGCGTTGCCTTTTTGTCATAGTACGACTTAATGACAAATATAATATTAATAATTACACCGGTCGCGCCAATGATTTCAAACAAGTTATCGCTTATCAGAGTCAGACCTGCGAACGCTATTGATTGAACTAGATGATTTACGTCTGAGATATTCACACGTCACCGTTACTGTTGCGGATACGGCGATACACCCGAACCCAAGAATTACGAGCGTTACTAACACTGCGTAAAACGTCATTAACAATTCCCGTCCGGCCGGGTATAAAAACTATGCTTAGTAACAACGCCCATGTTAGATACTCGCTTATTTTTACTGTTAACTGCGTATATTCAATAACTTGCGCTAGATTGTTAAATACTGCCAGAGTTGATATTAAGCACACGACTGCGGGTAGTGGATTGTGAGAGTCTGCTCTATGCAACGCGGCCAATACCGCTAATCCACAATTTACTCCAGCAAAAACTACTAAAGTGTGCTCTAAGTACCAATCTGTCTGATAGTACGCTGCAAGGCCTAATAATGACGCAATAGTGGCCATGTACGCCATGTCCTTACGCGTCAGTGCGGTAACTATGCAGAATAAGACGAAAAACCCGATGGCGGTCACTATGAGTACCGTTTGCGCTTACTTAGATCTGAGCCGCCGCCTGCTGTGGCAATTTTGCGCTTCTTAGGCTTGGACTTCTTCGGTGTGAGTGATTTTTTCTTTGGCATTACATGCGCCCCTTAATGATAGCTATAAGATCTTCTTTGTCTGCCTTAATAGCCTTTATAGCATTGTCGTCTGTTTCTGTGTCAGTGCGTTTAGCTAGTTTCTCTAGCCATTCAATAGCCAGATCAAACACGACGCTTGCTGCGTACTTCTTAATCACATAAACAAGCACTGCCTTGGCTGCAACTTTTGATCCTGCTTTTACTATTGATAGCATACAAACACCTCGCTGTTTTCTTAATACTATAACAGAGAGGTGGTATGTTCAAATGCTGCCCTGAGGGACGCCGGATTATATCGATATGAAGTGCTTCTAAACCTTCCGTCTTCGCGTTCGTAGAATTTCATTACTATGACTTCTCATTGATATAATCAGACCATTGTTCTCTTGAGTAAAACCTATTGCGATAAATATGCGCTTTGCATGATGCGCAGTAAAAGTGCTGAATACCACCGTACGGAAAGCTTGATATTTTTAATGAATCGCAACACGTGAATTCATCAACGCTACTTAGTCTTAAGTTGTTTAGCGTTCCGTAGGTTCTTCCATCCGATAGCGAATAGCGTTCACTTGGATGGCATACATACCGCTCCAAGCCATTACTGAAATTCTGAACATAAAAATTAGACATCACCATACGATCTCAATATAGCCAAATATCTTTCTAAGCATCATCACTTGATCGTTCGAGTAAATAGCTCCGGAAAGCCCGGTAAAAGTACCATTTTTATTTGAATAAAATTTCATAAGTCACCCTCATTGGAAATTCTGTATTTATTAAGCAAAGTAACCTTCGCCCCAATTAGTAGGAAGCTGCACCGGGTTTGCTTCGGAGTAAGCTGCGCGCATATCTGAAAGAATATCAAATTGAATTTCAAACGCTTTAAAATCAGCTTTGTGGTCGATTGTGTTAACTACTAATTGCTGTTCTTTAATCATTTCTTGAGTAATTGTTTTCATAATCTTTTCTATCTTTGTTTACCGCTTCGGGTCATTCCCTTAGCTGATGTAATCATTATATATTATGAGCGCTCATAGTAAATAGGGTAAACAACTAAATATCACACTTGGCTCGTTTTGATACTTTTGCGCCGAGTCCTTCCTAGGTATTTAAGCTTAACCCCTTTGCACTCGCTGCCATCAACCGCATATCGCCATCCGTCGCTTATGATCTGCTCTGGCGTCAATCCGAACTTTCTAAGCGCAAAAACTCTGGCTTTCCCGGTTCCGGCTTTCTTTGCGAACTGCTCTAGCGTGTAATTTTCCCCCTTATACACCAGCACCGTTTTTAGCTTCCTGCTTATGATCTCTTCTGGCGTCTTTGTTGCTAGATACTGCTTAACGCTTGACGGTTTAAGTCCCGTCTTCTTTGCGATGTCGAGAACCTCTTTCGAGTAATTGCCTACATCCATGCCCGCGAGCTTTCTGTCATTAGCTGTTATTTTCATCTATCAGCCCACTGTGTGGCGGCTTGCCACAGCATCCATGCATCCTGAGTTGCGCTTCTCGCGTATTGCCCGTTGCCCTTTCTTGAGAAATAAGCGTTTTCTACTCGCACCGCCTGTTCTCCCTCCATAGTACTGAGTCCCGTTAATAAAGCCCTGTACTTATACTCAAACGCCTCTCGGCTTGTCTGCTCGCGTTGTTTGTTGGTCATTTCACCACCCCGCTAGATGCGCCGTTTAAATGATCTATCATTTTTGCGTATACAGTTTCATTCGAGTCCGGATCAAGGCCAAGCTCCCTGCAATAATCACGGCCGGTTCCACATCCAAGCCCGAAAACATCAGAACATAGACGACCGTTCGATGTGGATTTATGAGCCTTAATCATACCTCTAGCTCTGGCCATGATTAGAGCGTCTCGCTTTTTTTGCTCAATCTTCCACTCCAGCTTAACCGCCTCTAACGACTGCGCCGGGGTTTCTGCTAGTACTGAACAAACTTGATTCTCAATGAGAAGATGAGAGCCGTAAGTTCTTAGGCTTTTGTCTTGAATTACAACAGTTTCTCGAAGACGCTCATTCTGCGCTAGGAGTTCTTTACGCTCCCTAGTTAGTTCTGACACAACGCTGTCAACCCCCTCCTTGTCGTAAGCAATTACGAATCCATTAGAATTATTGTGACGGTACCGCCGTATAGTGTTGATTAACTCTTTCATAACCCGCCCTCCGCTTTTGCGATGGCCTTATAGTACTCTTTAGGTACATGAATGCTTCTAACGTGCATTCCACTTACAGCATCTTTCAACGCTTTCAGCAACTCAGCGTTCTGCTCTGTTAACTCATCTACGCGCTTAGCGCACATCTTTAGCTCTATGCTCATTTTGATTCCCCTTGTGTTTTGCTAATTATACCATTCTGTCTCATTCGGTATCGGACGAACTGGGCCATTCTTCGGTGGTCACTTCGTAAATTGCCGCATCGTTTTCTGACTCAGCTTCCAGATTCAAAAGCCGTGCAACTTCGTCCAGCTCTTCACGCTTAGTATGATGAATCCATTTTGAGACTCTTACATACCCAGCCGCTTTGCGTTTCTTGCTGTAAGTCTTTGTCGCTTCGGTTGTCATCGTACCTCTCTCGCCATTCCTGACATAATCAATTTGTGGTGCTCGTTCTGAGTTATCTCTTGCAGGCCTGTGTAGCCGTCTAAGCCTGCTTGCATCTTTAGTTTTGCCATTGCCGCGCTTTTATCTAAAGCAGCAACAGACAGACGCTCGCTTGATCCATTCGTGTTTGCTACTGCTGTTGTGTAGTGTTTCATTATATCCCCCTAGCCTTATTAAATGCTGCTTTACTAACTCTATGAGACGCATACCTTAACCACCATCCTGAAGCCTCGGCATGACTAGAAAATGATGAGATCATTCTAATCATGTCCTTTCTCTTCATGCTATCAGGATGGATCACGCCAGCCGCAATGTGTATTCGCGTACTCATAAAGAGTACGCATCACAGAAAGAGTCAAACGCTTCATCACCAAGGCGAGAATGCAGCTCATCAAAAACCATTTGATAAGCTCTAAAGCTTGCATCATCTTTTAATGAGCAAAGGCTGATCATTGCTTCTTTTAGCTGCTTAGTGGTGAATTTATCCATTTTGCTTCCCCTGATTCGTTGTTTGCTTTCGATGTAGTAATAATAGCAGGATGAGCGCTCATAGCAAGGCAAAATAAAAGCCATTCTGATAATGGCCTAAATTGGTACATTGGTAGCCTCAGCGCTTCCCAGCGAGTCGGCTTTCTGCCTTTATCGAGTGCAATCTCTATCCGGTCGCAACGTCGGATATTGCGTAGATCACCTCCTTGCCGGGTAGTGATCGTTCGCCGGGTGCTGCGGCGTTATCCTTCGTCAATACTTCTCAATAATTTATCAATCAGCAACTCATCATTACTGCTAACATTTATTGGCCAATTACTGTTCGAGCCAGCCAAGACGCCAACCGCTCGCTCAAGCTCTTGCACCCGCAAAATCGCGTTATTACGCTCGGTTTTCAACTGTGCTACTGCTGTTAAAGTAGCCGACCAAGTTTGATTGCGCGGTACAAGCCCGTTTGGAAGTCTATTAATAACGTCTTTAATCCAGAAGTGTTGGTCTTGCTCGTCCATCTTTCATTCCCCTCTAATTAAAAATACGCACCGGGTTAGTGTGATCGACTAAAACCGACTAACGCCTGATTCGACTAAATCAAGATTGGTGCGTATTCGGCTGGTGACTGTAGCGACTGGTAAGGTCGCGTACCATAATGACTCAATCACCATGCGAATAAACACTATCTACTAATAGGCCCTTGTTTTGTCCAGACAAGGAACTGGTTCACTCTGTCGCCATGTGCGTGACTACACAATATGATGGGAAAACCTCAAACCCATGACTTACACATTACTGGGCAAGAAAAGAAGGAGCCTAATCTTTAGCCACTGATGGCGTCAGCTTTTCTGTCCGCATTTCAGCGGCGGCATGTGTCAGACCTGTTTGTTCTTTAATACTACCAACCTATCCAAGTATTACTAGGACACTTTGCGCCAATCAATATCCCATATCCGCATCGTTAAACCCTGCTAGCCAGTATGACCGACTCACCAAATCAGAGTACGGGCAGCGCTTAGACGTTAAGCCTTGGCGTTTTGCTTTGTACCCTTCGTCAATTATCTGACTAAAGTCTATATGACATTCTGAAGGAGCAACGCCGCTTTGCTGTCTCAGCCACTTAGCCCTAACAAGCGTTGTCTTATTTTCTATTGCAAACTCAATATCAGACATAATCTCAACCTGCTTTCTCTGCACTGTATTAAGCGCCACGAGAACCTCCATTTATTTTTATTAATCTGTGAATTTCTGCCGCTACTGACTCAGCCTCGGTTTTACTCGTTGTTACAAACCCACCCGGCAACGCCCACGCCTGAACTCGAACGCTCTGACCTTTAACCATTTTTGCAACCTGAGTGGATGGCACAAATCCCATTCCAACACATACACCGCTTGGCTTTACTATATCTAACAATTTACTCATCTTATCCCCCTCGTTTGTTTTGTTTATTATCCAGATTTCTTTCCTATCTAATAGGACATTTTGCGACTAAATAACACTTCGTAGCGCGCGACTCGTGCCTCGCGCCGCGTACTCTTTATTATAGCGAGTCTAAATACTTCTTTAATGCGCTGGCTGCGTGACCAAACTCAGCAAAACGGCATGTGTGCAGGAACCGCGCGTCTCGATTTGACGGTAGCGGCTCTGGAACCATTTGTAGAGACTTATTCAAACATTCACCAAATGGGCTTCTGACGGCAAATATCAATGCTCCGTCATTTCCAGAGGTCATAGCCTCTATCCAGTGAAGGCTTTTTGTATCGACCCATTTTGTAGAAATTAGATTTAAAGACATGTAAGACTCGCTATAACAATGCGTTTAATTGGTGATGTTCGCAGGCTCTCGCCCATTAACTCCGGGTTATTTATCAATCATACACGCACAAAAACTATCCGCCAGGACGCTTTGCGACATAAAAAACCCGCCGTGGCGGGAAAGGTCTTACTAGAGGGATGGTTTAATCTATCACTCGCTTGAATTTATATCAAGCCAGCGTGTTAGCGTATCTCTAGCCTCGCGTATGTCGTCTAGCTTCGATTTTCCACCCGTCCTTACGCCTGACAGTAATAGCTTCTTGCTTGCGTGCTGTAAGCATCCTGAAGCGTCCTGAATGTCAAATAGATTATGTACTTGATAAACGTCGATTTCATTCAGCCCGGCAACATCTTTGTAATACTTCGGATACTTGTCTTTCATTGCAACAGTATCGCTTTTTCCTAAATCGCGATAGCCGCCGGTCATGCGCTCTGGTTCGTTAAGCGGGCTGAAGTCGATTTTTTCATTAACCCAACCGCCATTGTCGTTACCGTTTGGGTCAGTATAGTATGCATGAACTTCCCATTTTTCGTTTATTAAAAATGCCGCTCCACCATTAATTCCTGATTTTACATAGGCATCTTTAAAATAATGAGTAGCGCCAATCTCACGCGCCTTCTTTAGCTGCTCTATTGTTAGATTCTGTTTCATTCTGACACCTCCGGTGCTTTAAAGCCTGCGTCGAATAGTGCGCCAGCGGCTCTCTCACAAGCCGATGCTGACTGCTCAAATTCAATCAGCACTTCTTTTGCAGCCTCAGTAAACCGCTCTCGCTCTGTGCGGAGTGGGCGAAACTTCCAATGGCTTAGCGGAAGCACATCATAACCACCGTTATTGAATTTAGCCCATTTTACGACGGCGTCTTTTTCGTCTGATTCTAAAAACCTGCACTCTTCAGGATCAACATCATCAGAATATGCCTCGCACATCTCCCCAACTTTCGGCATATACTGATAAACCGCACCGTCGTTGCCGTTTTGCTCAATGGCCTGTTGTCGTGGATCATCTTCATCTGGCCACTGCTGCTGCGCTACTAGCTCGCGTAGTTTCTGCAACTCAACCATATACTCGCCAATCTTTTCAATGGAGCACTGACGCCACTCACCGCTCGGCGTGGTTCGGCACATTAGCACGCCGTTAATTATTTTTTCTTCGTAGTACATCACTTAATCCCCTGTTTATTTACTGACATTATCCAATTTAGCTATGCTGTTTTCTGCTTCCACAATCAATATACGAGTCGTAAAAAAGCTCAATTCATTAAGTATTGATTGAATACTCTCTTGCTGCTCTATACTTGCGTAACCATCAACGACCTCGCTTATTACCTCTTGATATTCCTTGATTAATGAATTTATTTTTTGTCTCGATCTGCTCATTCTCACGCCCCCCTATCAAGTTCATTGGCTTATCCCCAGTTTATTTAGCATTATCCACTGATTGTGGTTTGTGCATAGGACAGTTTGCGCCTATGTGGCTGTGGTCGGTGTGGCGCTCAATAACATCCGCTAGAATCTGTAAAAGTGGAATTTATATGGTGATAATGCTTCATATGCTCTGATTTTAAGCAGTAGAAACAATCAACTGCATCACCATCTGTCGTCACTTCTTTTCTTACATATCCGCACGCAGCTTGATGACTAAACTCATATTCGGTCTGACCCAATGCGCGGGCGTCTACCCCGTCAATTTTAAAGTGTGTCTTTGCCATAAATCCTCCCGCGCCAAAAACGCTTAATTAGTTGTTCGCTAAAGTCTTCTTATAACTCTCAGACCAGTCCCGCTTCTCCTGCGCTGTCGGCTCGTACATAACCGGCGCGCAATGGTAGCTAATACCGGCGTATTCAAACCGTCCCGTAGTCTGACACTGAGCCGCTACGTCTGCGTTATCAACATACTGATCAATCATCTTTACTGAGAACGCAGCAGATAGCACACAAGCTGTTGCTACCGTTATTAATAGTAGTGTTTTCATATATCCCCCTGTTTTTCTTTATTATCGCTAGCAATTATATGAATTGGTAGGACATTACGCGCCTCGCGCAATAGTCGCTTTATTTGTTCGTGCTCCTCTGGTGTGGCGTAATACTCCCTGCGCTTCCAGCCTTTACTTTTTGCCTCGGTGCGCAATTTAACCACTCGGCTCGTGCTTTTTTCAGATGATTTATTCATTAGAGCCTACTACTGGCGCGTTCGACCATTCACCGTTTCTCAAACACCTTACATGGCCGTAACCGCAATTTATCCAATCAACAGATGATTTAAGTTTGTATTGCTGCTTATAGACAAGATCTATCTTTTCCCCGCACCTTTCGCACCCACCGAAAAAGTCGGCCCCTTTGCCAGTGCTTTTAATTCTGTAGTCATTCATTCTATTAGTCCAAGCCGTATATAATTGCATTTCCTTGCGCTAGCTCTAAATCCCTAGCGGCTCTCAAATCTTTGGTTTCTTCCCTGTGCTGCTCGAACAGCTCGTCAATTTTAGCTTGTACAGATGAGTCGCCTAAATCTCTTTGCTTTATTAAAAGATTCATTTTATCAATTGTAGTCATTTTGTTTTGCTCCGTTGTTGTCTTAGTAAGGTAACTATAGCCAAGTGTTTCCGGTAACGCAAGCAACAAATCATAAAATGTAAAAATAATTTAACCAAACCATAAGTCCGGCATAGTTTCCATCTGTGACATTACGCGCCTAGTTTAACTTTGACTCTATCGCCCTATTTCTAGCACTAAGCCACTTTCTGCATCGCTTGTAGTCGTCGTCTGAATATCTAACGATTCGAACGCGCTCTAAGCGACTGATAATTGTATCGAAATTATCACCATGCTTTAGCTTGAGGCCTTCTGTATAGCCTCTGGTGTTCATTGCGCCGTGAATGTTACCTGACAGCTCTTTATTGCATCTTTTGTTGTCCTGAAGGTTTACGTTAAGCGTGTTCAATACCAAATCAGAACGAGCGCCGCGCGTATAGTAGTGACCAGCGGCAAAGTCTGAGTTATTCGATTCTGACCACTTTTTACCGCAGCTTATACACTCCGGGGTTATTCCGGCCCGGCTGCACCGCAGTATCTCTTCCAGCTTTATCCAGCGATTAAAAGCATTCTGAGTCAGATTTTTCTGTGACTTACCCTTACTTACACCCCACTGACTAGCTAGCTGCTTTGTTCGCTTCTTGTACTCTCTGCGTGCGGTTTTGCGAACCTTTTCAGCGTTAGTCTTGCCGTCCTTAGTTCTAACCCACGCCGTCGCGTGCTCGATTGTACAGAACGTGCCAGCCCGGACGGTTATCCACTCTGTAGAATACTCCTTGCAGTGCTTGCACTTGCGCTTACTTACTGCCATACAGAAACAAGAAAACCGATCGGGATTGCAAAAAACGAAGCGCCAGCAATCGCCGCAAAAAGCCACATACCGAAATTGCCAAGCCTAGCAATAATGCCAGCCAAACAGATGACTATGAGCAGTACAATTGCTCCAGTTCCAGCTATTTGCTGCCCTAAATCTAAAATATCACACCCGTTCATACACACCTCAAAAGAAGCTCATTAGCTCCTGTTACGTTATATACCCATTTCTAGGCTGTTGAGCCTTCTGCCAACTTAACTCAGAGCGCCATGCTTCAAATTTCCACTCACGCTGTTTAAGATTCCACCGGCACTTCTCTTCAGCCGCTACAGCCTCACGCAACCCCTCAAGAACTGCAATATAATCATTATGCCGCCTAGCGTACTCTTCTCGACTAGCCGCGCTCTTGTATCGCTCCGGGTTTTCTATCTCGGCCTCAGCCGCCAATAGTGCCAGCTTGCTCTGCCTAAAGTGCTCAAGATACGTTCTTTGCGCCTTGGCGTTGCTAAATGCCTCAACTAACCGTTCTATGTCGGCTAACCATTCGTATTGTTCCATCTACCCCCCCCAATAACACACGCCAGCACGAGACCTTCGGCTCGCGTGTGCGGCGTTATGTGTTTTTAGCTGCCTCTAGTAGATAGGCTTTAGCCATTTTGAGGTCATCAACAAAATCTAAGTTTTTAGTATCTTCTTGGTCGCCACAAGTAGCACATGGCACAAACCCCGTTTCTATTTCTTCAAGCGCTCTATCTAAAAGTATTAGAGCGTTGTTTATATTTCCGTTCATCATTCCAATTCCTAAATAATTAAAACCACATAACAATTCACTTTGTCAAATACTCGCTGCGGCTCGCACAGCAAAGCTCTTGGTTATCATTCAAACTATACCAGCAACGCCGGTTGTTGATATGACGCTTTACGCCAATATTCCAGATTTCTTTGCACGTCGTTTCAACATGTATAGATAATTGTTTTTTCTATACATGTTGATTTACTGCTAAATAATCTGCTTGCGTATCAACTGCCAGCCGTGGCAATTTGCACAATATAGCAGCCCTACGCTCTGATAAAATATTGCGCCCGTGCCAATAAGCTGGTGGTCGCAAGCGCACTCTCTTGGATTAATCGCGCCGAATCTCTCAGCGCGGTTTAGTAGGTCAGTCATTAACGACGCTGGCCGGGTGGCACTGGTTGCTGCTGATTGTAACCGCCGTGCTGAATTGGCTGCTGTGGCGCGTAGCCTTGCGGTGGCTGGTACTGCGGTTGCTGTGCTTGCTGAGGCGCTTGCTGGTAATTCTGCTGCGGCGCTGCCATTTGGCCGTTAGGAATCGGCGAATGTGTATAGCCAAGGTCACAATCAATCATTTCTAAACTGAAAGACGGCCCGTTTTGCCCATCAAACTGCTTAATTTTCAACTGCTTACAACTTATCTCAATAACCGAACCCTCAGTTAGAACGTCACGATAGTATTGAATTTGTTGCGGTGCCTTGGCAAAAATAACACCTTCGTAATTTGTCCAAGCCTTTTGCTTCGTCTCCCGGTCGTAATACTGCTCACCAAGACGAATACCAAAGCCGATAGATTCACCCGCTTGAAACTCGCTAGCCGGTTTGTTTAATTTTCCTGTGATTGAATGTGCCATTATAACTCCTACTTAATTGTGATAGACGGCTTTGATTCGCCAACGCTAGCGCCTTCGACTTGCTCGCCATTTTTTAAATCAGATAACAATGCTTTCTTGTCAACTGAGCTGCTTACTTTTATAGATAAATACTTCTCGGGAATACATGACTCATCACTAATGACAAGCAGAGGCTTTGGCTTTCCATAGGATACAGATATAACACCATCGTCCGCTTTTGTTATCTCTGAACTCTTCATTCCTTCGCTTAAATACTGCTTAAGCCTATCAATGTGAGCCTCGTACTGTTTTCTTTTTGCTGAAAGTCTGGCTTCTTCAGCTTTAACAGAATCAATAAATCCGGATAGGTTTCGCATAAAGTAGGCGATATTCACGGCTTTTTGCTTAAAGTCCAACTCAATCGCCGCAATAGCTTCCGCAACCTCCTCAGGAGTAGCGCCGTCATTTAGAGCGTCTTCAGCCTGCTTCATACAATCGCTTAACTGATAAAGATTCATTCTGACACCTCAAATTCTTCTTTTTTCTTGAAGTACATCTTGTTTAGCGGATCTTTTTCTAATTCAGAGTCAAGACCAAGTACAGGAGCCTTTCTGTCTATCATTGCTGCCTTTAGTCCATAAACCCTTGAGACCGCTTCAAAATTTGGCGACATATCCATTGCCTTAACCCCATCATCTACATCACTACGGAAGACTAGCAGCTGCTTCTCGTACTCGGCGTCATTATCATCCGCCTTCTTTAAGCTGTTTTCCGTCTCTGCCGCACTAACATAGTGAGCATCATCAAAAAGACCCATGTAAACATCAGCGCAAACCCCTAAAAGCGAAAGGCATTTTTTTAGAGCGTCGGTGACAGATTTCTTTGGAGCTTCATTGTCTATGATCATTTTTGATCCATCAGACTTCATATAGCGAAACTTTGTATGACCGTACTGCTGAATAGTGTTACTTCTGTCTCCGTGCCACAAAGTCAACAGTAGCGTATGGTTTTGCTCCCACACGATAGAATCACCATCTTTTAGAATTTCTTTTTTTCCGTCATTAACAATCATTACCGGCTTGGTATTATCGTAGCGCTCAGAATCAATGGCGTAACCCCAAGCCTCACCGATTGGCCCTAATGCCTCAGTTGCTAGCTTTACCATATACAAACCATTAACCGAAGTTTGCTTATTGCCGTCAACGTTTGCGTTCTGAGTGTAGCTTCTATCTGTTTTTGGTATTGAAGACCAAATGCGTAAATTTTCTTTTTTCATATCATCCCCCTGTTTTTCTTTATTCTATCAACTGACAACGTATATAGTTAGGACATTTCAGGCCTATATAACACACGAGTGCATGAGACCTTCAGCTCACGACTCCGGCGTTATGTTCTTTTGAATAATCCAGCACCCCAAAATACAATTGCCGTCACCGTAGCCCAGTACAGCATTTGAAACGTCTCAATATAGTTAGCCTGTTCCGCAAGCCATGTCTGATGCGCCCAGCTTCCTATGCCCATCATCAGTATCAGAAATATTGCCCTCAGCATCTATCGCCCCTTCGCACATAACAATGCGCTGTAAGTTTATTTCGCTGACGCTTAAAAATAAGCGCCGGGTTATCTAACTATACCCGCCCTACCTGCCTTGGCTAGGACGGTTTGCGCCAATGTTTATTCGTCCAGTTGCGCTAAAATGCCTTTCATCTTCTGTTGTCTTTCGATTTTGTACTTAGACTTGTACTCCTCCGAATAAGCTGACTCATATTCCTTCGGGAGCGCTTTAGGAATCGCTTGGTAAAGATCTTCGCCTGAAAACACCCTACGACATACAATGTCATAGTTTCGCTCGTACAGAGCGTTATAGTCCCTCTCGTTCATCTTCATAAAGTCAAAACTTGGTATTTCTTGACCAGCAACATAAACGGCGGGATGTGACCAGTTCACAACCTCGCCAGATTTCAGCCTGTGTCGATTTACCGCGTACTGTCGCGCGGCTGTTGCTGCGTCAGGGAGTCCGTATGCTTCTAGCGATGGCTTGCACCAGCTAAGGAACTTACCCACCGATGGCATAAAGTCACAATTTTCAAGCCGTGCTCTAGCCATGCCCATTTTGATCATTGACGTGTTTGTCACGCCCTGTTCAATCATTCCTCGAGTCATTTGCTGCTTGTAGCTGTCAATCTCCTTCTGGTTTTTAAGATTATGCTGCCAGCCCGGAAAGATTGACTTCAATGACTCAAATGCGCTATCAACGACACGTTTTGCGTTTTCGTTAACTTCGATACTTTCTTGATTCGATTGTCGTGCTTGATCCATCGCACCGGTTATCAGTTTTCTAACGTGATTCATTTTAATTTTCTCCGCTGTCGTCCCTGTTTTACTAATTCGTCCGCTGTCTGTTTTTTTAGTCTAAGTCTAACGCCGTCGGCCGACATACCCACTAACGCGCTAATCTGTTTTACAGTTAGTGATTTACCGCCAACTGTGAACGTCTGGATATTCCGTCGTGACTTTCTGGAAATAGGTTTTAGATCGTATGTTGTGAATATCATCAGAACGTATCCCCTATGTTTTTTGTCCAGTCTGAGTCAGGGTTGTAGTTGCCGTTATTTGCAGAAACACCAGTCTTAACACAGTCGTACCATTCTGATTTTAGTCCAGCCCAGCCCCGCGACACCTGCTCTGTAAAAGACTGGTCAACAGTAAGACCATGGTCTATCAGTATCTGCAAATGCTTCTCGATATCTCTGTGTGCCAAGTCAGAGTCAGAAGCCCCCTTCTTCACTCTGTGCTTGCACCACTCTTTCAGGATTTCATCAGAGGCTTGGTTAATCAGATTGAAATCAGATTTACGGATCTTGTCGAATAATGACTCAGCTTTCGTCTTTCGTTTAGGCTTTGCCGGTGCGGTAGCAACGCCTGTATTTATATCTGTAGTAGTCTCTGTTGTAATCTCTGTAGATGATTGTCGTATTCCTGCACTCTTGTATGCTGGTTTACTAACATCTAGTTTGCTGGTTTCCCGCATACTGGATTCGGCAAATCCACACAACTGTAAAAGTGCTTTAAAATCAACGCGATAGTACAACTTACAAGGAACTCCCTGCTTCTTTTCTTGGAGTACGCCGATATTATTTAGCCTTGCCCTTGCCGTTTCTTGTTCGCAACGAGTTAGGCCGGTTTCCTCCTCCCATTCCTTCGCTGTTTTATAAAACCATCCGTCCGGGTCACTGGTTCGCTTTGACCAGTAAACAGCCTGAGAAAGCATTAGAGCGCCAGTTATCCCGCAACCGAGAGAAACAAAGCCACGCTGAAATGCGATAGGTCGGTCAAATACCGAAGTTGGGTCAATCATTTTGTAACCTCTAAAATTGTTCTCTTAGTCATTCTCGTCAAAGAATTGCCCCGGCAGTTGACGCTACCGGGGCGTGACGCAAGAGGAACGTCGTGGGGATTTTGATTATAACGTATCAGCTATCAGTATGCCATTTACTCATAGGGATTCTCACCGCGTAGAGCTTTGGCGTTTGCGATAGCGTCGTCGTAGTTTAGCCAAAGGCCGTTACGGAGGGCGCTTATATCTGAGGAGTCATTATTCCAGCATTCTAAGGTAATGCCAGATTCGTCAAACGGATCGGGTACATAATACTTACTACCCATACTAGGCTCTTTAACCTCCGGAGCCGGAACCTCAAAGCCGCAAATGTTGCGAGTGCGGGGTTTGAATCGGAATTCAAGACTGCCAAACAGGCAGCATGAAACTTCGTTAGTAAAGAGTTGTTTCCACTCGCTGTTATTTTTTACTTGCAACCCTTCCGTTATATTCTCTTCAGCCCGCACATTCTCAAGCATTTTTTCAAGTAGTTGTTCTGTGTTCATGCTACTTTCCCTCGTGTCTTTGGCTTCTTCTTGCCTTTTTCAATCTCAGCTATAACTCGCTTAGCTTCTGCAATATCTTGCGGATTGTCTGTGTCTATGTGTATTGATATTTTCATTTTTATCCCCCTTGGTTACTTAACAGTTAAACAAAAAGTCTGAAGCGCATCCGTCGCGCCTACTCTAGTTAGGTACTTGTTTTGTATTGATTCAATCTTTTTACCGATAGCTTCCATATATGCCATTGCCAATTCTTCAGTAAACTGCTCTGGCGTTACGCCGTCAGCCGCCATCATATCCGCAGCCCATTGTGCTTTTATTTTTAGATCGTTAGTTAGTTCATCCATCTTACGTCCCTCGGTTAGTTTGTGAGTTAACTATAACCGTGAGCGCTCATACTTGATAGGACATTACGGGACAACTTTAGGAGTGCCCCACTGGCCGAAACCAGCGGGGCGACGGCGCAGGGGAACGCCGGTAGGAGTTACATCATAGCACGCTGTAAGTTGGCGTAAAGTGTCCTAGCTGTTTTTTGCGCGGCTGGTATATTTGAATAATACCCCTTCGGCACTTTATGCCGTTGTTATACGGCTACTAACTACGGAGTAATTTATAATGACTGAGTTTTACATAAGATACGAGAGGATGAGTGGAGAATACTATTACATGATTTACAAAAGGGTTTTTGTATTTCACTATTTTTATGAAAGATATAACACTCCAGAATCAGCGGCTACTAGATTGGCAGAACTTGCCGTATAGCGCGCAGTACGCGAGCCGAGGGTCTCACGATACGCTGTGTTATTGACGTGGAATGTCCTAGCGCTTGTCTGAGCTGGTGGTATATTGAGGTTAACTGAGGGGGATGATATGTGGACACATAAATATAAATACTTATTAAAATCAGAATCATACACTCAGAGAGTTGGATTTGATCACTCCGGAGAAATTCAGGTTGACTGTGCAATGACTGACAAGCAGGCCGAGAGCTTCGTAAGGTCTATGGATGACACCACGCCTAGCGATGCGGTTATGATCAAATGTGAGCTAATTGAGGAGAGGGCATAACATGGCCGTATGTTGGTTGAATTTTATCGCAGAAGGAAAAACCCCAGCAAAGCTTCGCGCACTTGGTGATTTTAGTGGAATCAACAAGGGTGAATTTTACCAGTGCTGGGAAGAGCTAGAAGAATACTATCGAATTTGGAACTCAAAATGCAACAACGTAAGAGTTCCTAAGTCTATATTTGAAATAATTGACGATGGCGATGTACTTAATCAGGAGAATAACATGCGCGACGAAAAACAACGCTTAGACGCTATCGACAAGCGCGAAGCAGAAGAAAAAGCGCTAAACAAACGTGCTGACGAGACTTACGAGTCGAGAGAGCGTACTAGCGACATCCTGGAATCGATATATGGCGACGAAGCTGACGCGCACTGGTTTGACTGTATGTTTTTTAAGCTAATGAACAGCAAATCAAACATCGGAGAAGCAGCCGAGGCGGTTGAAGAGCTGCGGACATTGGCAGACAAACATGCGTACCAACTAGGGGAGAAAGAAGATGAATAAGTACAATATCGGTGATGTCGTTATTCTTAACAATGACGAGAAGTACACGATAAGTGGTCTGCTGGGTTGTTCTGAGCAGTTCAATTACTGTTACCGTGGCGTGGATTCAAACGGGCACGAAGGCCTACTCCCAGAATCTGAAATTAAAGGATACGCCCAGTGGACACCAGCGGTTGGTGATCCGATTACTGTACACGTTGATGGCCATTGGTCTGGTGTTATCGTTGCAATAGACGGCGAGTCTTACGTGTGTAGGATGGAGCATGAGTATCCGCACGACCACTATCAAGGGTTTAGCATATACAACATCACCAAAGGCAAGTCGGAGCGGGATGAATGGATCGATAGGGCAATAGAGGTGATTGGAGGGCGTAGTGATAATGTGAGTACTGAATATATTCTCGGAAAAACATATGACGCCGGGCTAGTAAAGGATACTCAAGAATGAGCGTTACTGACATTAAGAAAGCCCCCGAGGCGATTGTTCGTGAAAGCATGGGTGATGTGCATACGTTTAACAAACTACTCACAGAGGCCATGTCTGGGCCGGTAGAGGACTGTATATTGCTGGATTACGACATAATGAAAGCGGTGTCAGGTATGGATAACCGAGAAGGCACTACGATCTATAAAAGCTTGGTAAGTGCTGCGCATTCGCTGAGATTACAGGGTGAGCTATGAACGACTTTAAATCATTTGAGCAGTGGTGGGAGTTCGTAGGGGCTGAGATTTACCAGTACCCCGGTGAGCCTACTGAGCATCACGTTAGATTCGTTGCTCAGCTAGCGTTTGAGGACTCGCGAGGCTATCAAAAGCCGTTGGCGTGGCAGCCGCAAGTTCTAGTTTATACACCAACTTCGTTTGATATTGAAATCGCAAACGAGGAACGACGAAAAAACACTGGCCAGCCGCTTCGCAATAACGACATAACCAGCGCTCTTGCTATCTGTCAGTCAGTGAATAATCAGATAACTCAAATGATGAGGGCTTAATATGAATGTAGTTGAATTTACCGCAGGGAAAGAAGGCTATCGCTTGCGCCCATACTACTGTAGCGAGAAGTACCCGACAGCCGGGTACGGTAAAAAACTAGGGCCGAAAAACTCAAGTCTATCTAATTACGAATTTGAACTTCCCGAACCTGTCGCGTTTGCTTGGCTACAGTATGATATATCAGTAGTTAGAATGCAGATTAAAGAGATTTTAACTGGTGATGAAGTACGGGATGCAGCTTTGATATCAATGGCTTATCAACTCGGTGTTTCTGGGCTATTTAAATTTAAGCGTATGATTGCAGCTATAAAGACTCAGGACTGGAAAGAAGCAGAGAAGCAAGCGCTTGATAGCCGGTGGGCCAAGCAAACGCCTGAGCGCGCCATAGAGACGGCTAGAATGCTACGGCTTAACGAATGGCGGTGAGGCTCGCGGCTAAAACTCAATTGAATACGATAGAGATAACGACTCAGACATTGCTGTAAGCCTGAATTGCCCGACTTCATAGTAAGGCGCAAGTATTGGGATTATTGGCCAATAGTGCTCATTATAGCCAGTGGCCAGTCCAACATATAGCCCATAGCTCGGGCTATACTCAATGCGTTTAGCTACAACGAATGATCTTGATTTATAACTATTTATCATCGTAGCAATATTCCAGCGCTCATACTCCAGTGAAAATAGACGATTGTTAATAAACCAGCCGTCGTTACACGTTGTGCAGATTGCATGTGCTGTGAATACCGCTACCGATAGAATCATAAAAAAGGTCTTAATGTTGTAAGTGAGAATTCCAATATTTCTCCACTGATATTCATAGGTGAGTAACCATAACTACCATCTCTGGATACTGAGAAGTTACTATCAACATCAACTAATCTACTAGTAAAACTTACCGGCTGATGAAATAGACTTTCAGTAAGCGATTCAGGTATTAATCCTGTAAGTTGAGATTCTATAGCCAACAAATTCAGTCTAGTATTAGATGCGTTATAGGTAGATAGGAAAATACGCCCACCACTAAAGTCCAGATAGAAGTTTCTCCTATTCGCTGAACTTACTCCGAATGCAGCTTGATAATCCAAGCTATCTACAAGTGACATTGTGCTTATGTCGTATGCTGTTGATAAGTCATATCTATGCAAGCTGGATGACAGAGAGTAAAGTTTTGTTCCGTCGCTATTAAATTCAATCCTACCGATAAATGAACCGGCATTAAAAAACACGCCGTCATAGCTTGCAGTGGTTACATCAAACGGAGTAGTTAAAGTGTATTGATAGATTCCAAGGTTTCCGCTTTGAACTGAGGCTGCAAACATCTTTAGTCCGCTATCTGAAAACTTTATATCGCTAGGGTTGCCTGTTTGGCCCGATAAGCTAAACTTTGATCCCGAATAAACTGCGGTATCTAAATCAAAAGGTGTGGATAGTGAGTACTGATATATATCATCATCACTATCATTAACAACGTGAAAAAACTCACCGTTTGGGCTTATGCACTGGTAGTTAATATTAGAAACAGGAAAACCTAGGTCAGCCACAACAGAAATAGATTTACCTGTTTTCGTTGCATTATTAAACATAAACCTAGACTCTGTAATCAGTCCTGATTTATCTAGAAACGCCAAATCTCCCAAGCTGCTAGCATCAGAGAAAGCGAGAGTTCCAAGCGGTGTAGTTGTTCCAGTGCCACCACCCGCCGCACTCAATACCTGATCGTCAAACGTAGTTCCGTTAAAGCGTTGCAGCTTCTTTGCCGTCGAGTCGAACTTTATAGCACCAGTCGGAATATTAGAGACTCCGGTTAAGTCATCTAACAGCGTTTGCGCAGTAGAAATATTGTCACGCAATGTTTCTAGTATATCTGCGTAGTCATCAGTAGTTACTGGTTTGTTAAAATCTGTAGCCATTACACACCTCTCGCCGTCCAGCTAAAGTCGCCAGACAATCTAGTTCCTGAATTATCATACAAGTATACGTCAAAGCTCGTTGGGCTTGGAGTGTCCACAAAATCATAAACTGCTGTTACTGCTGTTGTAGAAAGCGGCGTAACAACAATTGAACGAATATCGGCAAACGTTCGATTGAATGTAACCGTGGTTCCACCAACATCGCCAGAAGCTGCGGTCGCCCTACCCTCATCGGTCTTTAGCTTTACGTCAACCTGAATTGCCGCCTCAACGACTTGAAGTAGATCAAGTCCGCTTGCACTCGTTACATCAACCCTGACCTTGATATAGCGGAAGTCAGAAGCGAATACCTCAAATGCCACGGCGTCTGTGTATGTAATATTGTCTTCAGAGTAACCAAGCGTCCACGAGTCAGTAGGAGTCCCTGATAAAATATCAGTTATGACAGTTAACTTGATCTTTCCGGTGCTAAGCACTGACAAAAGATCAATTATAACCTCCGCGCTACCACTAGCTGGCGTCGGCTGAATGTAGATAGGATAACCGGCGTCTATCTGATCTTGTGGTGTTGTCCATCCGTTATTAATGAAGTGGTCAGCATAGGTCTCAGTAGTGTTCACAGGGCCAACCACGCCGCCATTTTCGAGAACCATGTTAACTAATGTTCCGGTGCTGAAATCAACAAACTGATTAGTTAGTAGAGTGAAGTCAGGCGGCTGATCAACAATAGCTTCAATAGCAACCGGGGCCGATTCGTTGCCAGCGATGTCAACTGCTTTAATCCAGTATTTATATGTTCCAGCTTGCGTTTCAAATATTGCAGCAAACGTCGATGTGACCGTCCCTATCGACTCAGAACCTGCGTAATTAGTGCCGCGCCTGACTTCATACCATTTTAATGCAAACGAGGTTGTGGAGTCCGACCAACGCAGTAGGACGTTGTTATCAATAACCTGAGCACTAACCACCGGGTTCGTAGGATTGCTGATAACTAAATAGGCAGAGGTTGCAACGTCGGAATAGTTGCCAGAGGTATCCACCGCTTTAATTAAAATATTCTCTGGCCCAGTTGGTCTAATTTCCCACGACCAACGGGTAGCATATATTTCTTGTAGCGGAATAGCTGTTTCCCACGTTGAGCCTAGTCGGATTTCGTAGTAATCAACATCAATATCTGCGACGGCATCCCATGAGAATTCGATAGCGAAAGGTTTGACCGTTCCGATAAAACTAGCAACGTTGGCTGGCGGTGCCGTCTTTCCAAGAGTTATTATTGCGGTGCTCGTGTAGCTGGATTTAACACCGATTCCATTTACAGCTCTAATTCGGAAAGACCAGCTCCCAAGCTCAATATCTTGATATTCAAAGTAAGGAGTAGTCAGATATTCAGATAACGGAACGTATGAGCCTCCATTCAACGAGCCGAAAAGCTCCCAATTTTTAACCGTTGCGCTGCCATCCCAAGAGATAGCAACGCGGTTCTTAATCGTCTTTTTATCAGCAGCGTAGAATAATGATTCCACTGCCGAAATACCTGTTGGTGTTGAGACAGATAAAGGGTTTGGTAGGTTTAAGGCTGGTGGTGCATCAATAACTAGAGCGTCCCCCTCTTCCCACGCCCACACGTCAGCATCGTCTTCAGTCAGATTTACATTGCAACCCTGCAACCCAAATTCCATTGACTCAATTCTGAATATTTTATCAGTCCAGCCCAGCCCATCGATAGAAAGCTTAATTCTGTCACCAGTACTGTACTCTAATGCTCGCCAGCCAAGAGTTAAAGAGCAGCGAACACCGAAGCGAGAGCGCTCTAAGAATATTTTCGCCAGTCTTCTGGCAGTTGTTCCTGATGTCGTTAGTGGGAACTTAGAATCCTGAAAAAGCTCCTGTTTGTCGTCCGTAACATACTGAGCTACAGAGATAGGTACGAAATCGACAACTTCATATTCTTGATTTGGGTCAATATAAGTTCCACGAATAGAGTTAAATCGGTCTTTTGCGTTGGTTAGCGGGCTAAATTGAATACCGCCAATTAAGTCACTGTCATTGAATGACGCCGATACAGCTGGGGCGACGTACTCGCCAGCGATATATTTGACTTGACCTTGTGTGTATTGAATGTCAGCAGCACCTGCCGCAAGTAAAGCTGTAAGCGCGTTTTTTGGTGAGTCTATTACTGAAATAGAACCATTAATCCTATATCTAGGTTCGGTACCGCTACCACCCGTAGTTACCAATTCATTACATACGTTTTTTCCATTAATGAAAGAGTCTTCATCAAAGTTTGTTATGTTATAACCGTAATCGCTAGCCAGATAATCTCTAACTACTAGGGCGTGGTTTCTGCTATAGCCAGTTGCGCCAGTTGCAGGATCGTAAATATCATCCTTGCCGATTATTAGCGCATCAATATTCGGAAGGCCACGAAATACGTCAGTATCGTACGTCAGCTTAAAGTACGCGTACGTCTGCCCTAATAGCTTGTGGCTGCTAGTCCATCCGGCAGGTGTATCGGCAACAATTGACGCATTGGCTGTTGTTTGTTTTCCGGTCTCTGCAATCATTGTAGCTTTGCCGACAAATTTACCCTGCGGAGTCGTACCGATAAACGCCAGCTCATCATCAAAATAAATGCGGTCAATTGAATAGCATGAGTGCGCGGCGAATATCACAATAATGTGCATAAATTCGGAATCAGTACCGGAAGACTCAAAGTAGCGAACAACACCGCCAACGCGGCATTTACCGTAGACTATTCGGCGCGGAGCACTGGAGTCGCGCGACATCACTTTTCTGTCTTGGTAGTCAATGGGAGGAACTTCAGGTACTAGCGCTTCTTTAATATAATCAGCAGTGATATTTAAGACGCCGAATGAGATTATGTTTAGCGACTCCCAGCCGATCGACATTAAATCATTAAACGCCCCACCGATATCGCCACGACCCACGGCGCGTATGAAATCCCCACCAGCGTCGGCAATCGTATCAAAAGAGTCTCTAGTACTGTCGTCAACGTCAGACCATAAGTTGTCTGAACTAGTCGGATCTAATTTACTCATAAAATTCCTCTCGCGTCATACCGAGTATAACACGACCAATAATCTTGCCATCTTTAATGACTGAGCCTCGCTCGAAGCCTTCTTCGGTAAAACCAAAAGCTAAGGCGAATTTAATTAATCTGATTTCAGTTTCAGGTATTCTTACATTAACTTTTATCGATCGCTTAAATAGTAGATCCAAACAAGCCGTCATTGCGGCTCTAGCGTATTTTCTATGTTCTGGAAGGATAACTGGGTGAAAGTTGACGGCGTATGGCGTGTCTGGTCTTGCAGTAGCTACGCCAATTAACACATCGTTGCAGTAGATACCAATGTCACCAACTTCCTTTCGTATATCTTTTTTGCTGCTACAGTCATATCTAACCGTGCTAAAAATATCGTCACGACTGTATATTTCGATCAAGTCTGATTCGCTAATTTCGGCTAGCCTAATCATCAAAAAAGCTCGAAGCTGGCCAGACTACATCTTTGTTGGCAACGTTTGCAGCGTACTGCAATCCAAGGTCGCCGGGGTGTTTCCTCTGTTGCTCTGCGTCTGAATATCTCTCAGAGCGCGGTCTGTTTAGAGCGTCGAATTTGCCCATGCACTGAATAGAAACCTCTGAGCTATTGCCGTAACTGATAGATGGAGCACTTGAAGTGTAGCCGTCGAACAATTCAATTCCCGTTCCGATCGGCTGCCAATCTTCATCATGTAAAAGTATCGTTATCGTTACTGGACAGTTAAGAAAATCCTGACGCGAAGAAAGAGCAAGCGTAGAAAGATCAACTCCGGAAAAAGTTAAGCTTATGCCGCTATCTGACATTCCCGCCTCGTTGACTGGCGATATATTACCCAGAGTCCCATATTGATAAGTCTCTCCACCGAATGCAGTGTCTTGGTTATCGCTACTCATTCTTAAAGTGAATGTAGGGGTAACGATCTTAACGAGCACTATCGGACGGATAATCCCGGTCTGAAGTGCTGCTATTGTCGCTGCGTCAAGTGTCCTAGACATTAGTCTATTTCAATCCCAGTGAGTGAAATTGCATAAACCTGATTTGCTCCTACATTAATCGGCATTTCCGATTTTGACGATCTCATATAAAACGAAGGTGTTGCGACAACTGGGGTATTATTTGCCGGGCTACGACGAATAGACGGTGATATTTTCAGCGTCGCATTTCCACTGGCGTCACTCGAAGTATCCTCTGTTATTTTAAAAACTTGCTGATCGACCTCGATCCAGTCACCAGCCGCAAAAAGTAGAGTCTGACTAACATCCCAGCCATCAGTTAGAAGCTCCGTGCCTGTCTGACTTGCACCGTTCACAACGCCAGCGCCCAATGCTGTTCCGAATGGTTCAGAGTCTGGGATTGGTATTTTAAAAACACCTATTCGACCGTTCAATGACGCAAGCTGGCCTGTAAGTTGTCTAGCCTCCGCGCCTTTCCGGTTAGTCCAAGTGAACGATGCAGCCCAACGCGAACCGGGAAGCTCAGAAAACTGCGTAAATCCGTTTAAGTTTGACTGGAATGAGTTGTTGTTTGAAATCAAACTAGGTACGAACGAATCAGGCTCGAGTGTAATGGTAATCATCGTCTAACCCCTTTTGCCACTTGTTGCGCTGTTTTAACTATCATAGGCATCATGCTAGTAAGCTCAGCTCTAACTGTTGATTGTACGCCGGTTGACACTTGCAATACTACAGTTGTGTTATCGCCAGATAGTTTACTGTTCGGAGTTACGTTGCCGGACTGATTACCCATTGTGATAACCTCGGGCCCGCGCTCACCGACTAAGTATGAAGTACCGGGCTGAACTTGACCACCAAACTCTCGAGAGCCTGAGTATTCCATTTGATCAATCTTAGCTATTTGTACGGCAGCCAGAGCACCAAAACTACCCATTAGGAGAGGCTTTAAAGGTGCTGGAATAGTTGGGTCGCCAAGAACAGAAAGAACAGCCATTGCAGCACTTACGCCAGCCTGCGCTTGAGCTAGTCTTTTCCATGTTTTAAATTGATCTTCACCGCCTGCTTGAGCTATATCAGTGAGGTTTCCAATAAACTGACCAACCGCACCCAGTGTTGCTTGATTGAATTCTAACTTAGTTGCAAACGAGTCTTCTTCTAGTTGTGCAATTCTTGCGTAATATCTCTCCTCGGCAAGCTCTTTGGCGCTAAGAAACTGCTCGTGACTGATTCGATCTTTATCACGAAACTGTTGATATTTTTGCATTGTCTGGCCAAGCATCTGGGCAGCTTGCTCTTCTGGTGACATTGCGGCCATGGCGTCACGGGACATCATTTGTGCTAGCTGATTTTGAGCTGTGTCGATTAGCTTTTGTCTTTCTTCTAAGGCCTTGGTTATCTTTTCGTTCTTTTCTTCGAACCATTCAGCCAAACCATATGACGTCTTAGGTATTGCGGTTTGCAGTGACTCTAAATCCTTTGTTGAACGGTCTAGCATGTCATCGAAGTTGTCACCAGCACCGCTAAGTCGATTAAATACTGTTGCCGCTTCAGAGCCAGCTTCGACAAGCTCAAGCATACCTTCAGACAACTTTCTAACAGAGCCGTAATTCCCGTTGTATTTTTCAAGCAGGTTTGTAAGTGTGTTTGCTAGGTTGTTGTAATCGTCTGGGTTTGTACTCTGAGCAGCTCCACTCATTGCTGCGGTTAGGTTTTTGGCCTCTTCCGCTGTTACCCCTAGCTCTTTTGCTATCTTGTCAGATATTGTTATCCCTTCAAGCTTATCAAGGGCACCTAAAAACTGATCGCCTGTAAGCTCGTTAAACGTTTCTCGAATTTCATCCCCAAGATTTATAACATTCTTTCTTGCTTGTTCGGTGTTTATTGTTACTTTTAGCCGCGCTATCTCTTCAGAAAGCCTAGCAAGCCTGACAAGCTCTTGCGAGAATTTATAGGAACCATCAGCAGCCTCGTCAAATGAGCCGTTAAGCTCATCAACAATAGCTATCAAGTCAGCAACTTTAGTTGTTGATCCGGACAGAGCGTTAATCAAAGGCCCTGCAAGAGAGCCAGCAACAGCACCGGCAATAATGCCGATAGGGCCGAGAGCTAACGCCAAATCCGGAAGCTGAATTGCGAGTGCTTGCAGGTAGTTTCCAGTAACCGCGCCCTGTGATGCAACTTGCGAGAGCTGCATAGCGGTTTGACGCATCTGGAAATTGCTTTTCTTACTAGCGGCTGCTAGATCGTCAGATGATTTTCCAGCCTTTGACGCTGAAACGCCCATCTTGTCAAGGTTCTTGGTCGTTGCTGTAACTTGACTGGAATCAACTTCGATCGCTAATTTTGCTACGTCTACCATCAGAACTCCGGCATCCACGGTGGGAGCGCGTTTTTGTCAGTACCGCGCCTAAATTCAGTGAGCCATATGCGGCTAAGCTGGACTAATGCTTGAGCTTCGTCCGGGGAAGGATTAGAGCCGGTCAAGTCCGCCCATGCTTTAACTTCTTGCCAGCTTATATCATGCCCCAAACCTAATTCGCGCAACCAATCCCACAAGTGAGAGAAGTTACCCTTATCAGGTAGCGAAGTTGTCCAGCTCTTAAAGCGTTGAGTCTTGCCGCCATCGCATGACGATGACAAAAACCCATCTACTTTGACAAATGTGCAAACCTGTTGGAAATTGTCTGCAAATAGCCCTTTTTTTTTGCGATATGCTCAAGAACTTGAGAGACCATCCAGTGATAGCGCTCATCACGAAATAGCTTAGAACACTCTTCTTTGCTGAATTCGAGAGGCTTATCGTCTTCGTCTTCGAGACCAGTCCAGCCGACCATCACTGATTCAGCTTGAAAGATTTCCCAGTTACGAGTCTTATCGCCATCGCCAGAAAGAAGTTCAGGCGCAAGCCGTGAGGTTGAGGCGTTATGCTCACGACTGAATGGACTACAGACAACGAAAGTCACACCAACCTCACCCATTTCAGGATGAAGCGGAATGATTGTCTCGTTATCCGTACCCAGAGCGCTTAGCTTCATAAGCCGGTAACGTCTTCAACGATTGCGGAAGTTGCTTGAAGATCCGCAGAGCGCATATAGGTATTGCCGCTGTTCGCTTCACTGGTTCGGTTAGATAAAACCAAGCCTTTGAAATATTCAATCAATCCAGTTGCTCGAACGATTTTGATTGAAACGTAGTCCTGAGCAGCCATAGCAGATTTAAAGATACCCTGCCCAGCGTCAGCTTCGATAATGCGGTAAGAAACAGAGCCGCCGCCGTAATCGACGCCACCGTGCGCTTTCTGCGTCACGCCATCTTTCACATCGTTAGCCGTTACCATTTCGTACACTGGGCCGAATTCTGGAACAGTTGCAACGCCTAAAACCTCAGTAAAAGTCAGGGCTTCATAGCCAGCAACGTTATCAGTGGCTGGCAAAGCAGCAGAAACGTGTAATTCCGTGCCAATATTTGTAAGCTTATCAGTCATTTTGCGACCTCCTATTTAGTCTGTCCCGATTGTATCACTCTGAGTAAGTTATTGTCACAGGTAAAATAACGCGGTCGTCAAGCTCTATTAGTGAGCTAACAACAGGGTTGTTGGTAATGGTAAAACCGGCATCATTTGGGCCTTTCGGTATAGTTGCCGCAATGGTGTCAGCGTGCCCATATAGTACAAGCGGGTTTTTATCAGGACGTCCGCATACGTTGATTTGCCAAATGCCACGACGAAATACAGAGCTTCCGCCAATATCAGGCTGTAAGTCGTTCGCTGTCGTTGATAGCTCTAACCATTCGCCAGTGTCCGGAGGTGTGAACCTCTTTCCCGGATAAGCTACAGGCAACGTAAGAGCCTCAGCAACTTCGCTAGTCAAGCCGAGTATTGATTCAAACAATTCACTATTAGTCATTTAAACCTCTGTCTCATCTTTGACACTGAGTCATTAACTATCTCCGGCCACTTCTGAGTAGCTGAACGCGCGAACATATAGCGGTTTTCCATGTATTGAGCATAGCTAGCAGTCCATCCAATATAAAGCTTATCGCCAATTTCCATACCGTTGATAGTCAAAGCAACATTCCCGGAGTCCCACTCTAGCTGTGAGTAGTTATCTGGAGCGACGCTGGTTCCTGACGGCAAAGAGCCAATACTAGCCTTGGTTGAATTGGTCAAAAAACCAGTGTCGATAGGCATTCGACCACCCTTGAATCGGGATTTATTCGCTTCAATAGCAAGCTCTAACGAAGCGTCCTTGATAACCGCTTCGGTTAGCTGCTTTGACTGTTTTATCCAGTCAGGAATAGTTACCATTCTTACTCCTTACCCCGTGGCACTAGGCCACGAGGCTGCATGGGAGGCGTTTGTGGGGTGGCTAGATATTACCAGTCGTAACGTCTTTAGTGGTAGCGGATGAACTATCAATAATAGTGCCGGTACATAAATTAACACGCAGGGTATCTGTAACTGAGCTGACATTAACCGCATTCGTCACCCCCGCCGCCGCCACCGCGCCAATTATTGAAACATCGCCTGATACACCGTTTGATCTCACGGAGTTTGTGCAAGTTGCAGTGTCTACACATTTTGTAGTAATAGACCCAACTTTGATATTATCACCGGTTGACGCCACCCTTATTCCATCTGTAGGTGATATTGTACCACTGTACTGAATGGTTCCATCCCCAATAGATACATTCGACGACGATCCAGCGACAAATACTAAACGATCTAAGTTTGTATTCAACCCCTCCTCACCTGATACCTTTCCAATTGACAGATAATTCATACTGTTGAATTTGAATATCTGGAACCCGTCAATATTGTCCTTAGAATTGATTTTACTGACAGATAATGCAGCAGAGTCAATGTTAAAAAACGATTCACAGCCGTTCACGCCAATAGAATCAGCCGACAAATTGACACCATCGAAAAACGCACAACCATTTGCAGAGCCTGTATCTACGTCGTTCAATTCAATACTTCTGGCGATAAACTCCTCGCCATTCGTTGCATATATCGCACCGCTAGAATTTGCAGTCCTCGCTGAGCCACCGACATTATGTCCGTTTATTGTTATATCTCCAGCGCGAATAACATCCCATCCTGCATCAGCAAAAAATGATTTGTAAGCGTTTTTACTACTGATGTTGCCAATAATGAAATCATCTGAATTATCTTTAATTGACGCTATCCAATTACCGTTCTCAACAGTTAAATCTCCGTGAATATTACTTGACGACAGCAAATCAGATTGACATAAAGGATTGAGTGTTGACGGGATTGACCCCGGATACGCGACAGACTGATAAGACATTACAGGCGCTCCGATTGATGTGATATCTCCTATGATCATATCGTGGCAACCTTTTTCAACATGAGTGCTAAAGTATGGATTTTCTGCATATAGGCCCCCGAAAACACCACCTTTAGACCCCTGAATTGATCTGCCGTAAAACGATGAATCAATAGAAACTACGTCGCCACAGTTTGAATTACTACAGAAAACATATACAAGATTGCAATTTTTGGTGTTTAGCTTTCCGTGTGACGCTGCATTGCAATTGCTAAATCTTATATCTCTCGAAAACTGTCTGGTCGTTGATATTGTTGGACTTTCAATTGTCGTAGCGCCACCACCGAAAATTACCTCACCCGTCCACCTGTCAGACTTTAGTATATAGATTGTCTCTCCGCCAGATAGATCCGAAAAATCACCATCAATTACATTGTCGCTTACAGTCAACGTATTTGACGCAACAGAGTCAACACTACCAACCCAAATGACGCGACGAAAAACGTCAGTAGAAAAAACAATAACTTCATCATTTGCGGTAAAGTCCGTACCATCATCTACAGTTATTTCACCTGCTGTCGTACTGACGATTGCGGCTGATTTAATTTCGTTACCATGGATCGGTATTCCTAAGTTTGGATTATTTCCTAACATCCTAAAATCAGCACCAGAACCCGACACGGCAGTTAGTGAGCCGTTACCTTTGAGTATTACGCCGTCAGTTGTAATATTTATGTCAGTCGAGTAGATGTAATCGTAGTCAACTATAATCGTAGGGTTAATGCTAGCCATCGCAGGGAGCGCGGAAGACACATCCGCACCAGTAGATAATCCAAACATTTCCGGCGTCACGTATCCGTTCAGTTCGCGCACAATACGAACGCCACCGCCCGTGACAGCCGTCACACCGTTGTCATCCGGATCTGTGTTTGACGTATCAACACGGAACATCCCGCCGCCTACGCCTGATGTAGTGTGGCCTTTGAGGTAGATTAGATCGCAATCATTAAGCCCAGTCAGGGTGCGCAGATCTGCAAACGTGTCAACAGTGCGCCCGTCTCTAATTGCGTTGCCAATCTCATCAGGAGTTAGCCCGCCGGTTTTGTCGTATAAATCAAAGCTCATCTTAGAAACCTTCTACGCGACGTGCGCGTCCTATAAAATCAATTCGGTAGTTTACTTTACATCTGCATTGTATCAGTTGTTCAGCGGGTGCGCCTAGACTGTCATCGCTAGGGTATTGGGCTTGAGAGCCGTCTATAAAAGTGAATGATTCGAGTATGTTTCGCGTCTGGCCTTCCATCAATAGATGGTCTTCTCTCGTTCTAGCGTCGCCCGTGGCATCCCACTCTTTAGTTACGTCAGTTGGATCAACGCCACCCTTTTGCGCGGCTTGAAGCATCGCCAAGTACTGGCCAGCTCTTAGGGCCTTAATCGACTCGTGACGCGCTATTACGTCGCCTCGGTATTTCTGTGTTCTGTTTTGCAGCGATGTGATTGCAGCGTCAATCTGTTTATTCGAGAGAGGCTTGCCGTCTTTGATAGCTTTTCTTACTGTAGCGTCAAAACGTTTATCCCTAAGGCCGCGGTTTAGATAATTCACATTAAGGCTCTCAAGCTCTTCACGCGCATTCTGAACCCAGCCAGCTTGCTGAATTGTCAATCCAACGAACCCGCCTTTACGCTGCCCGGTCTGACTGTCAATGCGTCCGATAAGGTCTAACGCTGCTGTTCTTGGGTTAATGCCTTGTCCAACTGAATAAGCCAAGCGTTCACGAATCATCTGTCGCTGCTCTTCCATTATCTCGACAACGAGACCGGAAGAGTTAGTTAGCAACCACGCCGTTGCCGCGCCATCTGACATATCAAAGCTAAACATAGCAGAGCCTAAGCCCTGCACTGGGATAGGGGAAAGAATATCAGCAGCATGAACGCCACCAGTACGATAGGAATCACGAATAGCAGCCTCTAGCGGCTCGAACGTCGCACGATCAAGACCGAGCAATCTAATCACTCCGTCTATGTCGTTAGTCGCTATGAGCCGCTCAAGGTCAGCGATACGAACAGAGTCACGAACGGACGCTAAGGCCCGCTCGAACTCTGAGCGCATTTTGCGGATTTGCGCTGCTGTTATTTGATTGTTATTCATTTATCTACAGTATATCGCTCGGCAGTCTTCCCCTGCACAATATCGCACGGTCTACGAGCATGTTTGCGCTAGACTCTGAGCCTGTATCTAAATATATTCGCGCAAATAAATAAGAATCCGAAAGCTTAAAGTGCAAGCTAACCATTCGCCAGTGCCAGCCGTCGCGCGAGTCTGTTACGAGAGGGTAAGAGTTCGATGTCTTGGAGTTTGTTGTTAATGCAACTCTGCCTACCGATGAAGCTTGACCGTCTGGGATGTAACAACGAACAGCAAAAGTTAAATACTGTCCGCGAAGCGACTCTTTTTGCTGTGTTGATAGGTTTTGAGTTATGTAGGACTGACTCCCGCCAGAAGTTTTTGACATATCTACAGAATAACCTTCTGACGACTCGTAAATACTAGTATTTTTAATTGTCGTACAGTTAACTTCTGTAAAATCATCAGGCGTAGCACCAGAGAACGCTACAAAATCACCATTAGACAAAAGGTTTTTATTTGATCTCAGGGGGTTGATTGCAGCTTTGTGATTTGTCGAGCTATGTAGACGTTTGATTGCCTGTAGGTACAATTCAGTGCCAGCATCACTTGGGTGTATATTATCAATATATAAATCCTCACTTTTATCTGATTGTACAAATAACTTATATGAGTCTGCTAAGTCAGCATTTATCATTCCGGCAACTTGATTGTTTGCTATATATTGAGGTGAGTAGTCATCTGTATCACGATGTGGATTCTGAGACACAACAATTACCCCAGCACCGTCATGCCGAACAAGTATCTGAGCAAACGCTTCAAGCATCAATGGTACACGACCTGTTGCTATGTTTTCCTCGTTAGTACCTAGGTAGTCCAGCATGTTGTGCCCGTGATTGCATATTACCAAATCCGCATCAGGGATATTTATCACGGCAGATGGATACTTTGAACCCATTAAATGAGCAGGGCGACTACCCGCAACAGCTCCGTTGTAAATTGACAGAGTGTTGACACCTGTTCCAGCCTGAATCTCAACAGGAGCAAGATAAGTGTCATTATCATCATCCCAAAGGTAGTACTCTACAGTGTAGTTTTTGTATTTTGACGCTATCCATTCGCTATATTTATAAACCCACTCGCTCTGTGAGTTGCCTGTAGAGTCGGAGAATACAAAAACTGTGCAGTCGTATAGATCCTGATCAAGCTTTGACAGTAGCAGGCCAGCCGAGGAAGCTGCACTATTAATAGCACCGCCAACCTCATCCGGCGTCATACCGCCAGTAGCAGCCATAATTTCGTTAAACTCACCTTCGCCGTCAGGGGTAACAGAGAACGCGTAATTGCGAACATCCATTTCATCAGCGGTCGCAGTGAATCGAATCACGGTCGGCTTGTAATAAGGTCCGTATTTAACCGTGCCGTCAGTGCGGTCTACAGTAGTAGTTACCGAATCGTCAGAGACGTTGTTTGGAATAACAGTTACCGAAGCGGAATCGCTAGTGTAGATCCACAGCGAGTCCCCACCTTCAACTATTTTTTCTAGCGTTGTACCTTGTGCGTATTTCATTTTATTACCTCAGCCTTTAACCCAGATTTTCCAGCAAACCGGCGTTCCGGCAGCAGGTATTTGTTTAATTGCAATGATTTGCTTGTTCACGCCATCTATTGAGATTTTACCGCTCATGTTTGGTGATTGTCCAAAAACTGAGGCGGTTATCTCAATGTCGGAAGTAGTGATTAAATCATTAAGATATTTGTGTGACGGGCCTTTAGCTACAGCGTCAAGAGTAACCGGGGTGACGTCAGTGGGGTCTTCCCAGCCACTGCCAGCTGGTGTTGTCGGAGTGTAGACAATCGAGCCTTGCTTGAACTCACTAAGTAGCTCACTTGCCACACTCTGCATATCATCATAGAAATCAGCCACGGGACACCACAAACTGAAAGCCGCCACCAGAGCTAATCAGCTTTGATAGCAGGGCGGTTGATTGACGTGACGCGCTAGCAGTGCTTGAGCCGTCCATGTATTCGATGGAGACCGCACCATCAACCGACTTAGACTTAACGCCTTGAGAACGCACCGAGAGCGGGTCGACGCCAGAATCAATGTCAATGGCAACACGGTACTGCAATTCTTGAACCTGAGACGGTACGGTTGCGCTATCAACTAAGATACCGTCGATATAAACGCCAGTACGGGGCCATGACAAAGCCTGATCATCTTCCGTGCGTGTTCCCTTGTAGTTTTGCAGTTCAAGGTAATCCAGTGCCTTAGTGAGCAATACAGAGCTTGTGCCTGTTAGTGTTACACCCCGAGCAGCCGCCCAATCCTCAAAGGCCGTATCTTCAACGTATCCGATAATCATACAAGACGCTCCCAAGCCATGAAGAATTCTAAATCTGTTTGAGCGTTCCCCTCGTAGTTCGAGAACACTATGTAAAATTGAGCGCCTGCCGGGTAACCTAACTTTAGTGAGCTGCCAGAATACTGACCCTGCGAGTTACTACCTGTTCCGCCTGCTGATATAGAACCGGGCGCGCCAACATGCGGGGCCGCTCCGGCAGTAAACACTCCACCTGTGTTTACTTCCCAAGTACCGCCAGAGTCAGGGTTTACATCAACGTTATAGTTTGTCGGCCGAATTCGTGCGCTCTCATCTGTGAACGTACCAGTGAACGTCTCGCCATATCCAGCCGGATAAGCCCTATATAACCGACTACCAGACAATATGTTAAATATTCGATTAAACAAAATGACAGG